TACAGTCCCTGTGCCCTGCTCAATAGTCACGACATAGGGCTTTGCTATCTGTAAACCGTCCTCTTCTTGGTCAACATCGTCAATAATGAGGTCTGCGTGGACTTCTAAGACCGTATAACGGTCGTCAGCGTTGAGGGTGTACCCCCCTTCCTCTGCTTTTTTCTCCTCTATATCGGTGTGATAGGAGACAGGATCGCCTAGTTCTTCTTCTCGATAGAAGCCAGCCGCCTGTAATTTGACGAGTTCGTTCTTTGTTTTACGCATTACGTGAGTAACACGCTCGGCTGTCTCTATGTTTGACGCGCCATACGGGACAATCATGTCCTCGGCGGGAATATAGATGGCAACCTGTCTGCCAAGATTGGGGTCGAAATAAACCTTTTTAAACGCAGACCCTGCAAGACCAAGACTGTAGAGCAACCTTTCATGTTCCGGACGATACTCAACCATGACATCGGTAAGTTCGTAGTTCATGTCTGTCCGGACTCGGAGGGCGGCGTCTTCCTTCTCTTTGGTTACTTCTCCAAGTATCTTGGTCTTGACAGGGCCAGCGGCTGGGAAAGTTTCACTCATCGCTTCGGCTTGGAAGCGGATAGCGGCTTCAGCTAGGACGTTGGAGTACACACCACAGGCGTCTTCCCACGGCTCAACCCGCTCTTCGTATTTGAAGCCGAGCACATCCAACCCCTTTACAAACGAGTCTGCCCATTCTTTTCTGCTGGATGTGTCGGCCTCAACATGACCTATAAGCTCTGACGACAGCTCTGTCAAGGTACCATCGTCTAAATATTCTGCGAGGTTCGCGTCGAACGGCGCACCCATTGTCTCTTCCAGACCAGCTTCGGGCACCAGAGTAACTTCAACACTGCCGTCATCCAGAGTCACCATGTCAGGGTTGACGATCTCAATCTCCATCTCGGAGCTTTCTTCAACCTCCATGCCTTCTGGGGTTGTGTATAAACTTTTCTCAACAGCCATCAGTAGTACCCGCCTTTACGTTGTTTGAAGTATTGCACCTCGTCTTCCTCATCCAAGGGCAACCTTATAAACCCACCTTTTCTGTATCTCATTAACGCCAGTGACACAGAGTCTACATAGTCATCATGCTCCCCCGAGGGGAAGGCCGCAACCTCATCAATCACTGCTTCTGCCCAACTTGTATTGGGTGCCCACACCATACCGGAGGCGAACAGGTCAGAAACTGCATTTAGCCGTGTAATCTTGTCGTTACCCTTGGTGGGAGTAAACTCCTGCACCGGTATACCCATCGCCCGCATCTCGTAGATCAGCGGTGCGCCCGACGCCTTTTTCTCCACAATCAGCGTATCGGGCTGCCATTCTTCGTACTCTTCCACCGCCACGCGTTTCAGCGTGGGGAACTCCATCCTGTCCCTGAACGCGTTAAGCAGTATGATATTTGCCTGCTCAACCCCGTTTTCATCGGGCGCGTAGAACACACCCCACGTTGTACAGGCCGAATAGTCCGACCTGTTTGTCTTCTCGAACGCCGTATCCCACGCCATCAGCAGGAAGTCACACGGCGGAGGGTTCTCTTCCTCCCAAGTCCGCCACCATTCACGCTTGACGATGGCAGATGTCTCAGATGTAGGCTCCTGCTGGTACTGAGCCATCCATTTTGAGTTAGGAAGTTCCTCTTTTAGCGCCGCAAGCTCCGCTTTTGACCAAAATTCAGGCCAAAGTGGGTTCCCAGACGGCATTAACGCCGGAAATTCAATCACTTCCCACTCATCACCGCCCCTTTGGGCACTGGCTTTGAGTACACGAGCCGTCAAATCACGCAATGACCACCGTGTCATCACGATAACGATAGCTCCGCCCGGTTGTAGACGCTGACGAGGGCCAGATGTGTACCACTCGTAGGTCTTGTCGTATATATCCGGGTTAGTTTCGGCTAATGCTGCCTCCTGTTCCGAGTGCGGGTCGTCAATAATGAGCAAATCCGCACCTTTACCAGTAACCGCACCGCCTACACCTATCGCAAAGTAGTCTCCTCCCTTGCTTGTGTTCCACCGGCCAGCGGCCTTGCTGTCCGAAGACAGCGCCAGATCAGGAAATATCTCGTGATACGCGTCCTGATCGACTAAGTTTCTTACCTTTCTACCAAAACCAACGGCCAACTCCGCAGTGTGAGAGGTTTGGATGACCTTTTTATGCGGAAATTGACCCAAAAACCAAGCAGGCAGAAGATAGCTAGCAAACTCAGACTTAGTATGACGAGGAGGCATATTGACAATAAGACGCTTACACTCGCCCCGAGCCACTCGTTCAAATGCTTCAGCCATCCTCGCATGGTGCCGTCCACTAATAAACGTAGGCCACATCTGCTTGGTAAAGTCCAAGAACCGCGTCTGTGCCTTTTTCTGCTTCTTAAGCTTGGCTAGTTGTTCTAACTCTGCTAGTACCCGTTCCTGCTCTGCCTGTGACAGCAGTGGCAGTACCTTCGGTATATCCTGAAGAGATATGTCATCAAATGGAGATGTCGCGTTCGTCATCTAAATCTTCATCATTATCTTCAGATTCTTCAGCATCCAGATCGATCACACCCAACACGTCGTCCAGCTCTTCTTCGGACGCTCCTCCTGCTGGCGTTATATCTACTACAGTAGCGTTAAGGAGGTTCTTGACCCTATCTTTGATCGCCTTCTCCAATTCTTCTGGACTCTTGTAGTTTATGGTTATCTCGCTGCGCTCGGTGAATATCCCGATGTCACTGTGCTTACCCAGCAGTTCAAGTGCTTTCAACTCGTACCTTGGGTCGCCGCAGTCAGCGATTTCCATCAACTTGTGCGTAATGGCAGCCCGCGCCTGCGCTGCATCCATAGCAAGCTGGGCACCATATGTACGTAGAAATGCAGCCGCAGCAAACGCCGTGGTCTGATTTGTAAGGTTGGCGGGCTTTTGCGCGTTGGCAACTGCCTCTAATAATTCTTTCTCTCGGGCGGCATCTGCCTCTGATACTTCCAGAGGTGCGCCCATCTCTACCTGTAGTTCCGCTGTGTTACCGGCTACTGCAATCTCATCAGTCAGAGTCGCGGGTTTCTCCTCCGACAAGTCGTAAGGCACCGGGTGGGACTTGGTAGGTTCCACTTGAACAACAGGCATGTATGCAGGTATCCGAAATACCGATTTTCGCGAAGTCTAACATATAGTTACGTACTGGCAACAGGCATGCGAGGGGTTTTAGCGGTGCCTATGTAAATCAAAAGGTTACGCGACGAAATAAAATAGCGTTGCAGAAATCAAAAGCATACCTTTTTTGGGTATTTTCAGTAGAGGTACCGACAGCGGTATCTATATAAATCAAAGACTTACGCCATATTAATTTTCCCGCCGGATTCAAACTCGGTATTTTAATCCTTTTGGGGGTATTTTCGGTAGAGCGTAAAATCTGACTGTATACAAATCAAAGACTTACGATGTCATTTTAATTATTTGGGAATTATTGTCCCAAATTAATCCTCTGGTTCCATTGACGGGGGGTGTTTTCTGTGCTGAGGGGGTGGGGTGCGAGGTGCGCGTATACAGGAAAAGAGGGGGTGGGGGTGCGCCGCGTTAGTACGTCTTGCGACCACCTATATTTAGCGTGTTGTAAGTTATTGATTTTATTGGAGTTGTTGTTTTAGGTTTGTCAAAGTGTGGTGTCTGATGTGCAGATTATTATGTATATAGCGGCTATGGAACCATCTGAGCTAGTGGGGGGTAGGGTACGGGTGGGGGTCTATTTGTTGCACATACTATAATAGGTGGTACATTAAACCCAAGTCGAGCGATAACGCACGGCCCGAGCGTACGGCTACCGTACGCTGTTTATTACTTTTATTTGGAGAACGCCATCATGGCTAAAACTGTAAAGACTGAAACAATCGATACCCCTTCTATTCTGGATTGTGCACGTGCTGCGCTAGCGGCGGAAAGTAATGCTTCCGATCAGCGCATGGAATTGGAGATGGGGCTGTGGGATGTAAACGCTAAGCAGGACAGCGCGTACGCTATGCTTGCTGAGGTTATCGATAGCACTGCACCCGCTACGCCGCTTGTTGCTAATGACGCTACCATCCGGGACTTAGGTAAGTTTGTCGAGAAGTATGGGCAGCATCCTACGTTTAAGGATAACCCGCTCATGCACTTCCAGAATGCAATGGCCGCGAATGCTGATCTTGAGGCTGCACATACGGAAGCCGGGCACGCACGAAAATTCCGCCAGTGGAAGCAAAGCGTTATGCAGAACACTGCATATTGGGCCGGGAAGACCGGCTGGACTGAGCGCGGCCGGGAAGCCGCTGAGGCTTTAGGGCTGACTGAGGGTGATGCAATTATTAACCCTACGCTCGATCCTGAGGCTATCAAGGCTGAAGAGAAAAAGGCTGCCAAGCAGGCTGAGGCTAAAAAGGCACGCGATGCCTACAAGGCTATGCCTATGGGAGAGCAGATAGCGCAGGATATGCAGGCTTTGCACAATCGCCTGACGGTCTACCATAATGCTTTGCTAGATGCAGAAGGCATTACTGGCACATCCGCTGATAAGGCACTGGCACTTGTGGATAACATCCGCGAAACCCTCAGCGACTTGCAGGACACTATGCAGGAATCCCCTGCATTCGATGGTACGATCAAGATCAAGTAACCATCTCGAGCGTACGGCTACCGTACGCTCTACCCCTCGCCCCTCGGCTCCGGCCGGGGGGCTTTTTTTGTGCCCGCGAAAAATGCACCTTGTGCCGCGCCTCGCGCCAAAAAATTTGGTGATAGTAGTGGAAGCGAGCGGGTCAGCCACTCGAAAAATTCGAGGTGATAGTACCGATGGAGCTACTGCGCCACCTTATTTCTAAAGAATATATAAGAAGGTGATAGTACCGGTGGAGTTACTGCGCCAGACAGCGTACGGCAGCCGTACGGTGTATTGTTACGTTTTAATCCTAATGTTATGTTTAATGTTACGCGCTAAGTACATGAAACGCATAGAAAAAGAGCCTTTTGTGTAATGTTATGCGAAAAAAAGGACATACAAATATTTTCTTCTCTTCTTATCCCCTCCTATTGCAGTGAAAGCCCATTTCAACCAAACGCTAAAAGTGTATATATTTCTCTAAATCTCATAACAATATAACAATACATACAACACCACCCCCACAAGCCCCTGTTTCTGGGCACTTCAGAAAAAAACCTATTGTTACATCCATCGTAACATTAGACCCTATTTTTATAACAATATAACAATACCAAGTGTAATGTTACGTCCACTTGACAAGGTAGGGCTAATTGTGGTACAATAAGGACAGTGGGAATTCGCCCACGGGACACGCTTGCGTACGGCTACCGTACGCTGATAACGATGGAGAACGCTATGACTTTTTTGATGGACTCACGTAAGCGCAGGACTCACTTACTGCTCGCGGTCTGGCCGTGGCTTGTAACAAATGCCCGTGTAGGTAACGACGTTGATACCTTCCTTTTATTCCACGTAGGTTGACAGGAGAACGACATGAACGAATTAAAAAAGAAACTAGTCTTACATGTACGCAACTATGCAGAAGAACATTACGAAGATGGCGGTTGGGATGTCATCGTTGAGTGTTGGACTGACGAGGATATTTACAAGCATCTGTTTGACGACCGCGACTATGGCGAGGATGAACCGTACCTCAAACCATCGACGCCGGAGAAAGCAATCAGAGCATTCGATGATCTTATTGACATCTGGTCAGACCGTCAGGCTGACGCTGCCTATTACCGAGATAACTACTAATCAGCGTACGGCTGCCGTACACAAGGACAATGCTATGAATTGCATCAAATGCAACAAGTATTACTCTCGCGCCCGTTACCTTCTGGGCAAACTGACTTGCCTAGAGTGCGGGGAATCCGCAGCCTGTGAGGAGCGCATGGGATGGTGCGTCGCTCAGGAGTACAACAAAGGTGCGTATCAGTTGGTCACTGACCCCGCTACGCTGAAGCAAACAAACCCTAAGAGAACGACATAAGCGTACGGCTGCCGTACGCAAGGAGAATGACAATGGATATGGAAGACAGATTTGTTTTGTGTGACCTAGATGGAACACTGGCCGATGTGAACCACCGGCTTCACTACATCAAGAACCCTGACGGGACGCTGAAACCTTACGCTGAACGTGATTGGGATAGCTTCAACGCAGCGTGTGTGGATGACAAACCAAACGAGGATGTTATCGCGGTACTAAAACAATTGCTGTTCGGATGCCGGATGTTTTACATCCTGTCTGGGCGCAATGACGTGGTGCGGGCCGAAACTGTCCAGTGGTTACAAAAACACGTTCACGAGGATTGGGATTACGACACCCGTTTAATCATGCGTAAAAACGGCGACTTCCGACCTGATACCGAAGTCAAACTGGAAATGGTACAGGAACTCGGTCTCACACCGGACGATGTGCTGTGCGTGTTGGATGACCGGCAGTGCGTGGTGGATATGTGGCGGAAGAATGGCTTCCGCTGTTTACAAGTAGATGCGTGGGAGGAACAACAATGAGCAAGAATAACTGGGAAGTAGGTGAAGTATACAAGACACCAAACATACATGACCCGCACGAGCAGTATGTGTGGGCAGACGATGACCTACCGTGGTGGGCGCGTGCGCTGTACGGCGTGGCCTTTCTGGGATTCATCGCAGCAATCGTGATCTTTGGACTATTACTGTAGGAGGTAGATATGTCAGACCCTGACAACAATAACGAAGTAACACTGGCCGATCTGTTGGCCGAGTACGATCCGGCTGTCTTGCGCCAATGGCTGCGAGAGCAGGAGCAACAAGAACAGCAGCAACTACATCAAAGAAACCTGCTTGTTTGCGGAATGACCAAGAAGCTGCCAAACAATCCATTTACTAACGAGGAATAGCGTACGGCTACCGTACGCAAGGAGAACGCCAAAATGTATGGAAATACAAATCTTTATGAAATGCCCGCCCTACGCACCTATCAGGACGCGCTAGAGCACTACGAATCAATCAAGCCTATCAGGGGCAAGGATTGGCTACGCCCGATCATCAACACCCCCAACGGTAGACGCAGGCAACACATGCAGATCATCAAGCATTGGGATGAAACCATCGCTTGCAGACTGTACGAGACCAACGTGCTGACCTACCTGCCTGACGGGGAGATTCACTTCACAAATGGCGGTTACGCCACAAACTCAACGCACCAGTTTGCTACTGCCCTCTTGAATAGATGGGATAGATACGGGTGCTCCTTTAGTAGCCACAAGGGTCAGACCACCGCCACTGTACGCAGCAAAACCGTGGTGGTTGAGGATGGTGAGACACTCAAACTTAAGTATGACAAAGACGCGGGCTTTGACTTCATCGACCCGCCCAAAATGCACGCGTACTACCTGAAGCGTGCCCCGATGGGGATGCGTCGCAAGGAGATCGAACCATTCACCAAGTACGTGCTAGCACTGGCCAAACTGGTAGACCCTGCGCAGTACGAAGAATACAAGGGCCAACAGACCGCCTATTGGCTGCACCGCAGGGTGACCGGTGACGAGGATGCTCGGGTGGAGGCAGCGGAGCACCTGCTGCGACGGGCCTGTAGATGGAGAGGGGATTGGCTGAACCGAGAGTTATCAATACTTCCCAAAGACATAACAAACATGCTCGACGACATGCTCAAGTATATGTACGCCGAGGACTTGTTTGAGAAGCGGGAAGTGGATAAGCCAAACACTAACGACAACTCGAAGTACATGCTCGGGGAGGACGCGACGATATGAAAACTCTGATGCGAGCAAAGTCTCAGTGTCCTGTGGATACTGGAGAAGTGGTAAGGGACGGACGGGGACGACGGTATTACGTGTCCCACGTTCACAACAACAAAGTAGCAGTGGTCTCAATGGATGGCAGGAAGCTGCACATGACTGCTGACCCGAGGCTGTTCGGGTGCTACTTGACAAACTAGGGTATATTGTGATACAATTAGATAGTGGGAATTTAACTTTTTTAACCAACCGCGTACGGCTGCCGTACGCTCAACAACCAAAGAGAACGTAAACATGAATGAGATTCAAACAGTAACACTTCAGCAAGCTGTACAGCTTATCGTCAACAACCCCAAGACGCGCTTCATACTGCGCGGCGAGCCGGGCGTCGGCAAGACTAGCATTGCCCAAGCGATTGCACAGATCGCAAACCTACCGCTAGCCATGCTCGATTGCCCCAATCTTGATCTCGGTGACGTGTGCATGCCGGTGATCGACCATGAGAATGGCGTGACCCGCTATTACCCGAACGCTAGGTTCGGTATCCATACTGGAGAACCTGTAGTGATGGTGCTCGACGAGTTCACTAAAGCAGCAGACCCAGTGAAGAACATGCTGCATCCCCTGCTCGAAGTGTTCAAGCCCAGACTCGGTGACATACCAACACCAGAGGGCACCATTATCTATCTGACCGGTAACCTCGATACCGACGGGGTGGGCGATGGTCTGGCTCAACATACCAGACAGCGCGTTTGCGAGTTGATTGTGAGTAAACCGAACTATGAGGAGTGGACTCCGTGGGCCTTGAACAATGGTATTGAATCAGTGGTGATTGCTTGGGTGCACCGCTATCCACAGTGTCTTGCATCCTACGTGGATGGGGTGAAGAACGAGTTTATCTTCCATCCATCTAGCCCACAGGACAACGTGGTTTCCCCGCGTACACTGGAGATTGCCAGTGGGATCATTAAGAACCGTCATTTGTATGACGAAGATGCGCTTATGGCTGCGCTAACAGGTGTAGCAGGTGCTGCATTCGCTGCCAGTATCGTGTCGTTCATCAGGTTTCAGGAATCCTTACCATCCATTGCATCAATCAAGGAGCAACCGAATACCGCAATCATTCCGGAAGACCCCGGCGCTCGCGCAGTGTTGACGTTCGGACTACTGGAGCATGTGGAGAAGGACACCCTGACCAACATCCTGAAGTACCTGCGTCGCATGGAAGAGGAGTGGCAGGTGGTGTTCTGTGTGGCACTTGCCAGACACGAGAGCAAGAAAGCAATCGCCTTCGCGAACCGCGAGTTTGCACTGTGGGCTGCCGATAACGAGGACTTACTGTAAGCGTACGGCTACCGTACGCAAGGAGGAAAGAGAATGGAAGTAGAACGTAAATTCAAAGCCATCAAGATCGGGCTTATGCGATCTGAGCAGTTCGGTCTGTTGCGTGGTGTTGCCATGCACGGTAAGACCATTCTGACTACTGACGTACCCACAGCAGCTACTGACGGTCGGGACTGTTGGTTCAATCCAGACTTCCTGTTCAACAAGATTTCCAACGGCGATAAGGGTGTTGCCTATGTCATGGTGCACGAGTGGTTGCACAAGGCGGGTATGCACTTTGTTACCTACCAGAATCTGAGAGAACGACACGCTCTGGCTACTAACATGGCAGCAGACTACTGGATCAATGACCGTATCGAAATCGCTGACCCCAAACATGTGCTGACCGAAATGCCACAAGATGCGAACGGTAAGCCTATTGGCTTGCACGACATCAAGTATCGGGATTGGACGATCAAGCGCATCTTCAATGAGATCATGGAGAACGCCAAGAAACGTGGTGGCGATGGTGGTGATGAAATTATTGACGGTGGATTCGACGATCACGATTGGGATGGGGCCAAAGAACTAACCAAAGAGGAGGCCAAGCAACTCAAGCAGGACGTGACCGAAGCTATCCGGCAAGGTATCCATGCAGGTAAGCGAGCAGGTGCAGGTGGATTACAGGATGCACTCGGACTCGAAGAGCTAATCACGCCGAAGGTGGATTGGCGGGATGCACTGCGAATGTTTATGAACTCGACGTGTCGCAAGAAGGAACGCTCGACATGGCGCAGGCCGAATCGCAGGTATCTGCATCAAGACATCGTTATGCCTACGCTAGAAGGTAATAGCATCAATGAGCTGGTGCTTGGGCGTGATACGTCTGGCTCCATGTGGGGCGACCGCATGACTGCTGTTACCAGTGAGATGGTAGGTTTAGCGCAGAGCCTGAACATCGACAAGATACATGTGATCGATTGGGATGGTGAGGTTGAGCATCACGAGACATACACCAGTGACACTTTCAAAAACGCACCAGAGCTACGCACTGCACACGGTGGTGGAGGTACCGACCCTACATGCGTCTCTGACTACTTGAGTAATAACAACATCAAGCCAGACGCTGTAGTGATGTTGACCGATGGTGAGATTTGTTCATGGGGTAACTGGACTGCTCCGGTGCTCTGGGCAATCACAAACGAAGCAAACATAACCGCCCCTGTGGGCAAAACAATCAACATTGATTAGCGTACGGCTGCCGTACGCAAAGAGGAAAGAGAAATGAGTATATCAGACAGTGCAGTATTGGTGCGTCTAAACATCAGCGTGTGGGGTGCAAGCAAGCGCAACAAAGACATCGAGAACGAGTTGGCCGTGCGTAAAAATGCAGACCCGAAAGCCATGCGTATGTATGACAACCTGATGGTCGGTTCAACCGGACATAAGGACATCCAGAAACATGCAGCGCAATCGCGGCTCTGGCACAACACCATGACGTTACCGTGGGATGAACGCGGGTACAGGCTTTGCCCTACTAGTCTATTCCTAGACTACAAGTCGCAGCACAATCTCAAGCAAGCTACGTTCAACAGCATGCTAGATGGTTTCCGAGTTAAGTATTGGAGCTACCGTGAGACTGCTAAAGAACACCGTGGGGATTTGTTCCGTGAGGATGACTACCCTCCGGTAACAGAAGTGATGAGCAAGTTTGCATGGAACTTTGTCGTTGCCCCTGTACCTGAGTCCGGTCACCTGTGCATTGATCTACCCGCGCAGGAGATGGAAGAACTCAAGCAGTCCTGTGACGCAGAGGTCGAACGCAAGGTGGCGGAAGCTGCCAAAGAAAATGACAAGCGACTACTAAAAGAGTTGCAAGCCATAAGTGCGAAGTGCACGGATACTGGAGACGAGGAAGAGGATGACAAGAAACGGTGGCACGATACGTTTGTTACCAACCCTCTGGACTTGTGCCGGATGCTCAAGCACATGAACCTGACCAACGATCCCAAGATAGAGGAGGCACGTCAACGCCTTGAGGATATTATGGTAGGTAAAACGAAAGACATGTTCAAAGATTCCCCTGTTGTCCGTAAGGAAGTGAAGGAAGAAGTAGACTCAATTATTAATTCATACGATTGGTAGCGTACGGCTGCCGTACGTAAAGAGGAAAGAGAAATGATTTCAGAAGTATTCGCTAGAGATAGCTACGTAATTGCAAACGCCAAAGAGGACATCCAGAGCGGTGATGCAGGCAAGTTTTCAAACATGCCGAGGAATGTTTATCACAACCGTGGTAAAGAGCAATTCCATCCTTTGCTAGAACATGGGAATCAGGACATTGCTCCTGCGTTCTTGCTGCACGTAGCCACACGTAATCCTGACTACACCTTCTATGTTAAGACGGGCGTCAGACATACTCCTTCAGGCGATTCATACTACATGACGCGTGACATATACGTGTTGGCGGGTGACGAACCACTAGGTGCGATAAACGTTACTGGCATGTCAGAGGGTCTGTCGTTCAAAAACAACCGCATCAATGAAGATTTGAAACGTGGCAGTGCAAAGAGGACATCAAAGCTAAGTACAGCTAAGTCTATCTTTGCTCAGTATTTCTACGGCATGACCATGCAGGAGCATATGCAGAACATGGCCTCAAACGTGAACTACGAAGTTAGAAACACCATCTATACTCTACGCAGGAAAAAAGACGAGGCGCAGAACGCGATGGTTGAATACATCAAGAAAGAGATGCTGCTTGGTAACGAGGTGTTGTTTAAGTTTGTTAATGATGCAGGCAAAGGAGAACTCATTGATACGTTCCACACCATGTATTCTGAAATGCGGGTAGTACAGAATATCGAAGACGTGCTTGATAAGAACGAAGGCTACTACATCATGCTCAAGGGTGACGAGTACATCAAGTGGCGCAATGATGAAAGCAAGACACCAAAGAGATTCAAGCGTACCGAGATGCCTGATGACATGCGAACAGCACTGGCACTGCTGAAGATTGCAGACAAGGGTACGTTCGTAGACGGTGCCGGTTTCAAACTGGCAGATGATAAATTCTTTATTCGTGACGAGGTGCAACTTGATTTTGACAGCTAACAGAATACGACGACGAGGTAAGCAGAAAGAGCCTACGTTAGTACATGTAAACGTGCGTCTACCACAATACGTGGTAGACCATTTCAAATCTGGCCCTAATTACACGCGGGAAATGCGTAGGGTCTTAACTGAATATGTGGAGCGTACGGCAGCCGTACGCTGTGAGGAGAGAGAAAAATGAAACGACCAGACTTAAAGATTTTACAGCTTACTAAGAAAAGGCTAGACCCTTTACCTAAAGGAATATCAAAAAATTATTTTGATAGAGTGCTGAGTTCTCCACTTCTATGGTTTGGAGACAAAGACTTTGACACTCTTAAGGACGAGTGGGATGTACCAGATGTTCCGTTGGTTACCGATAAACAAGAGTGGAGTTTTGATGAATTTGTAATAGTTTACAAGATTGAAACCGAAGATCAATTGGGAAACATGGTCTGTCCTACTCACATGTGGGCGTATGTTTGCACTGACCCGGATAGATTTACTCTTGAACAAAAACGAGCTTTGGGCATGCGAGAAATGCCCGTTGAACAAGAAGTATCTGAAGTAGAGGATTTGTACAAAAAATTAGCCGATACTCTCCCGCACAGATTTAGTGCCGGGGATAACATTGATTGGCCGGAAGATAGTGCTGCGTATATGCACGTCCAATTGTTTAATGAAGAGGATAATAGTTGCACAGCGTTTGGTGGTTATTTCTTTTACACCGATGATCCCACGCCAGTTCATTGTTTCGTTCCTAGTGTGGGTTGTATGTGTGCACTGTTAGAATCTTATAAGGATGATATAGACGGTTTTGACACACACCATCGAGCAACAAAAGCATTTGCTAGTGAAGTTATGAGTTTGTGCATGAAACTTATGACGTACATGAAGTACGGCGAAAAGCACGCGGTGGAAAAGTTCCCAATGAAACCAAAAAAGAAAGCAGTTGGGCCACTTGCAGAAAAGCGCCCATGGTTAAATGCTAGCGGCCCACACATACTACTGCTAGATCGTTTGCCTAGTACGCAGAAGCCACACCAAGGCGGCACGCACGCTAGCCCTAAACCACACCGTAGGCGTGGGCATTGGAAGACATTGAACCATCCGAGGTACAGGCGACATCCGCAGTACCAAAAGAAAATATTTGTTAAGCCTAGTTTCGTAGGCCCAAGACAAGTTACGTACGAAGGAAATGTGTACCGACTTGTAGACCCTATAGAGGAAAGACTATGACAGGTGAATCCTTTTACCTAGACATTGACGGGGAGCAGTGGCAGTACATGCTCGTCACCGACCCAGAAGCTGCACTGTACTGGAACCCGTCGAGTTACAAACTAAAGCTAAGTGATATTCGCATAGCTACAAAGTGTTCGCCCGAAGATCGCAAGAGACTAAGGCGAGAAATACTGAAAAACATAGAGGAGTGTGAAAATGGAAGATGAGTTGAAGAAAGTCTTTGATAAAGAGATGGAGAGGTGGGAGGAGAACGAGAGGGAGTTGGATGAGGCTCTCGGTAACATAGATGGTAACACTCCCGCGTTCATGGTGATTATGTTGCTAATGGTAAAGACAGCAAAAGCAGCTATCCAGAGTGGTTGGGAAAAGGAAAGCTTTTTACACTTGGCAGCGTCTGCTTTTGATGATGCTGAAGCACTAATCGAAGAAAGGGTTAAAGAACTTCACTAAGGCGTGAAATACTGAAAGATATATTAGATAACGACTAACACAGCGTACGGCTGCCGTACGCTAACCTCCCTTCACCCCGCCTCGTGCGGGGTTTTTTGTGTCTTTACAAAGTCCAATCTTTACGCTATTCTTTCTGAATGGCACTCACTCCCGAAAAGAAAGTTAAAAACAAAGTCGTACAATTACTCAAGGAGTATGGCGTGTATTACTTCTTCCCCGCTACCTATGGCATGGGGCGCAGTGGGGTGCCAGATGTAGTTTGTTGTTTCCACGGTGTGTTTGTCGGCATAGAATGTAAGGCCGGTAAAAACAAAGCTACACCGCTACAGCTACAAGAGCTTGCTGCTATCAGAAAAGCAGGAGGCATTACTTTTATCATCAATGAAGAGAACGTAGGGGTACTCGCAGAGTATCTAAAAGAACATGAACATCCTGACCATCGACTTCGAGACCTACTACACTAAAGAGTACGGCCTCAATAAACTCACCACTGAAGAATACATCCGCGATCCTCGCTTCGAGGTTATTGGTGTGGCTGTCAAAAATTTTGGGCAGGAACTATCATCGCGAAAAGCTAGAGCGCCAGTATGGTTTTCCGGTAGCAAAAAACAAATTGCTAAATTTTTAGCCCAGTTTGATTGGGACAATTCCATTGCCGTAGCCCACAACGCCATGTTCGATATGGCGATTCTCAATTGGCATTTCGGTATCAAGCCAGCAAAGATCGTCGATACGCTGGGCATGTCACGCGCTATACATTCTATAGAAGTAGGAGGAAGCCTTGCCGCTCTCTCCGAATACTACGAGCTAGGCAGGAAAGGCACCGAGGTGCACGATGCCATAGGTAAGAAGCGTCTGGACTTTACCACGGAAGAACTAGAAGCCTACGGTGGCTACTGTGTACAGGACGTTGAACTTACCTACAAGTTGTTCAAGGTGTTGAAAAAAGACTTCCCGAACTTTGAGTTGGCTTTGATTGATCTCACGATCCGCATGTTCAGTGAGCCACAGCTATGCCTAGATTTAGGTGTACTCGACGCACACCTTGAAGATGTTGTGGGTAAGAAAGAAGCCCTACTGGCAAAGGTAAAGCACGACAAGAAAAAACTAACAAGCAATCCCCAGTTTGCCGAGCTACTGCGGGAATATGGCATCGAGCCTCCTACCAAAATAAGCCCCACAACGGGCAAGGAGACCTACGCATTTGCCAAAAGTGATGAAGCCTTCAAAAAGCTTCAAGAACACGAGAACCCGGAGGTTCAGGCTATTGTGGCTGCTAGACTAGGTGTAAGGTCTACCATCGAAGAGACACGCACCCAGAGGTTCATAGACATAGGCAATAGGGGGACATTACCCATCCCACTACGCTACTACGCGGCCCACACAGGCCGGTGGGGAGGCGATGACAAGATCAATATGCAGAACCTACCCCGTGGTTCACAGCTTAAGAAGGCTATGTGTGCCCCATCTGGGTACAAGTTTGTGGACTGTGACCTGTCTCAGATAGAGGCACGGACACTGGCATGGTTAGCCGAGGAGGACGACCTAGTTGAAGCGTTCGACCGAGGGGATGATGTATATAAGATAATGGCCTCTGCCATCTACGATAAGCCTGAAGATGAGATAAACAAAGAAGAAAGATTCGTCGGTAAGACTACTATACTAGGTGCAGGCTACGGCATGGGTGCCGTCAAGTTTAAAGCTCAACTCAAGAACTTTGGGGTGGAGTTGGAACAGGATGAATGTGACCGCATCATAAAGGTGTACAGGGAGACATACCCAGAGATACCTGCGCTATGGCGGGAAGCAGGCAGGGCACTCAACAGCATTATGAAAGACCAGAGCAGTACCTTTGGACGCCCCGGAATACTTGAGGTTGAGGGAAACAGCGGTATCCGACTGCCAAATGGCCTGTATATAAAGTACCCAGAACTGCGAAAAGAGACTGACGAAGAGGGTAAAACAGAGTTATTGTACAAGACCCGGAAGGGTAGGGCGCTTATGGATACTAGAATATATGGAGGTAAGGTAATCGAGAACGTGTGTCAGGCACTGGCACGGATCGTCATCGGTGAGCAACTCCTTCGTGTATCTCAGAAGTACAAGGTCGTGATGACCGTCCATGACGCCATAGGGTGCATTGTCCCAGAGGATGAGGTAGAACAGGGTATGCGCCTAGTAGAAAAAGTTATGAAGATACGGCCCAGATGGGCACCAGACCTGCCCCTTGATTGCGAGGGAGGGTTTGGTGATTCCTACGGAGCCTGTTAGCCCCAGTGGACGGTGGGTAGGTGTGTTTCATCATTCTGACCTGAAAACATCCACAGTATATGACACGGCCCCTTGTTTACTCCCTAGTTCGGGTTTTCTATCGATGGGCCTGAACAACGGCGTTCTCTTTCCTCCGTGTGCATATGCCGAAGAAGCCGCGCTAAGGCTAGTCGTGCCTTTATCCTTGGGGGCACGCATTGAATTGAGGAGCCTATGAAAGCTAAATTTGAGTTAGATGAGCACGAACTGGCAGAGATTATCCAGCTCGTTAAAAGACTTACAGATACGCTAGAAAGACTAGAAGAGTTACTAGACGAAGATGTACAAGAAATTGGAACAGAAGTGTAAGTGCGGCCAGAAGATGCTTGAGGTGCTTGGCTATATCGAGAAGCAAGATGGTGATGAGCATCCACGAGCCTACCGCAAGGGTTGGTACTGTCCGTGGTGTAAGAACTGGGAAGACGCAATACTTAGAGAGAAGATTGTAGAGGAGGAGTAGGCATGGTGAGCCAGTTGATGTGCGTAGCCCTAGCTATCTACTTTGAAGCTAGAGGTGAACCAGACGCTGGGCAGATAGCAGTCGCTCACGTAGTCCGAAACAGAATCGAAGACCCGCGCTATCCAGACAATGCGTGTGATGTGGTCAAGCAAGGTTACTACTGGAACGGTAATCCGATACGAAACATGTGCCAGTTCAGCTTCTACTGCGATGGCAAACCAGAAGACCCGCACGATGAACGAGCTTGGCGCGATGCGTTATACATAGTGCACCTAAGTGGTTTGATTCCTGATATTACAGGAGGTGCAACGCACTACCACAGCACAAAAGTATTCCCAGAGTGGGCATACACGGGACAGGTTACAGCAAACATACACAAGCATGTGTTTTATACAGGTATAAAGTAAATGTACGAATACAAATCAGTAATAGTGAAAGTCGTGGATGGAGATACAGTCGATGTGGACATTGATCTTGGGTTTGATGTTTGGTTGCGTAATCAGCGTATCCGTCTTTTCGGGATCGATTGCCCGGAATCTCGCACTAGAAATAAGAAGGAGAAAGCTCATGGGTTGCTCGCAAAAGCCTACGTTCAAAAAGCTCTCATCGTGGGAAGAACATATGCGCTCACAACAAAAGAGAAAGGAAAGTTTGGAAGATTTCTGGGCGAGTTCAAAACGGGAAAAGGATTTATTACGAAACTCCTTATCAAAGAACGATTGG